CACCCGGCGCACCGAAACCCGGTGAGTCGCCGAGGGATTTCGCCCACAGGGTCATGCAGCCATACTGGCAGGCCATGGGGCTGACCGTCGGCGATCACGCAGCCGATCAGTACGGCGAGCATGGCAACGGCGCGCTGGACATCATGGTGCCCAATAAGGCTGTCGGACAACAGGTCCTGCAGCAAGTCCTCAACGATCCGAATGTCTACGGCGCGATCTTCGACCGGACATCGTACGGCTACGGCCATGGGCCGCAAGGTCGCCCGATGGAGGACCGCGGCAGCCCAACGCAAAACCATGAGGACCACGTTCACGCCTGGTACAAGCCCGGTGGGGCGAACAACATCAACCCCAGCGGCACGCCCATATCGATAGGGCCTGCTAGCTCGCCTACGGGCAGTCCAGTGGTTGCCCCGGCAGGACCGAGCTTCCCCGTGCCGCTTCCGGTCACGGTGACCAACTGGCCCGCCTCGGGGGTCCCCGGCATGCCCGCTATCCCGGGCATCCCAGGCGCGCCCACTGCACCCGGTGGCGCTCCCGGCCCCGTTCCTGGTGTCCCAGGTGGCGCGCCCGGCCTTGGCCCCATCGGTGCACCCGCCATTCCCGGTACGGCCCCCGGTGCACCCGGCACCATGCCCGGTGCCCCCGGTGTTCCTGGTACCAGCCCTGGCGCTCCCGGTGCCCCAGGGGCCGCCCCGGCTTCGGTGTCGAATGTGGGTCAGGGCAACACCAGCTACGACGGGTCAGGCGGTTGGCAACCTGCGGGTGGTGGCGGCCTCGGCATCGGTGGCGGATTGTTGGGAATGGCGATGCAGGGTGCCGCTGGCGCAGGTTCAGCCATGGCGGGCCCCGCAGGCCCAGCAGCCTCGGCGGCCGCACAAATGGCGATGCAACTATTGAATCGAACCATCCAATTCGGTGGCGAAGCTGCATCAATTGGCGTGCAGGGTCTGATGGAAACATTCAGCTTGGGCGACTCGGAATTGGGCGATCTGAATAAGAGTTGGTTCGGGCGAGTTTTGTCCGGTCTTGCCAGCGCAAAGCCCGCAGTTGCACCGTCGGCCGGAAAGCAAGACAAAAAGGCCGAGGAAAAGCAGACCGGTCAGGATGAAAAGCAGGCCGGTCAGGATGGCAATGGCCAGAATGGCGGCCTGACGATCATGGGTGATTTCATCCAGCGGCCCGACCGTAGCACCACGCAGGTAGTCAACGATTTAAATTATCTGTCCTACGCCTCGGGGCAGCCTCGATGATTCAACGCGTTATCGCCTGGCTTACCCCGCTAGGTATTGACGTGCGTCCCGAACGTCCCACCGATGCGCCGCTGCCGTTTGTCACGGTGGCGCGCATCGGTGGCGGCCAACGGGGGCCATTCGAGGAATGGGCATTGCTGTCCATTGGATGCCTCGGCGCAACCCACGCCGAGGCCATCGCGACAGCCCGCGCGGTACACCGCCGTATGCGCCTACTGCCTGGCCAGAAGATCGATGGGCAATTGATCGATGATGTTCGGGACCTGGAACTGGCCGACGCATCCACCGAGAAAGTGAAGCGCGCGGTCGTCACAGCCACGGTGGTCTACCGATGCCAGTAAAGCGTCCATGCCTCGACTGCGGACGGTTGTGCACCGCCACACGGTGCGACCCATGCAGGCGCAAGCGGGTGCGGGAAACGTACGGCTCAGCGGCCTACAGGGCCTTGGGCCGCCCACGCGGGCGCTGCCAACTGCGTCTACCCGGCTGCACTGGCCTAGCTACGTCGTGGGACCACCTAGACGGGGACCCGCGCAACCACCATCCCAGCAACATCGCGCCCTCGTGCGCGCACTGCAACTCAAGCAAAGGGGCCAGCCGATGAGCTACAGCGTCAACCGCAAGACCGATATTCAGCGCGCCATCCTCGACGCGCTGAATGAATCACCCGAGGTATTCCGCAAGCTCGAAGAGATCCCAGAGCGTGTGGCTGAAACCGTCGTGGTGCTGATGCCCGAGGACACGGGCGAGGCTAAGCAATCCATCGAGATCAAGGCGCGCAAGACAGCGATCAAACGGCTATCCACACGCAGGGTCAAGCTCGGTCAGGTCTACAGCGACGATGACCCGGCGAAGATCAACACGCTGGAGTTCGGCCGATCCGAGGAAGACGACAGTGGGGCCACTCCGGAATTCGCGGTCTTCAGACGCGCGGCCGCCCTGTGGCATGCCAAGGATGAGTGAATAGCCGGCTGCATAATTATGCAGAGCCGATGAATGGCGCATAATCACCCACAACACACGCCCTGGCTGCATATGTGCAGGTCAGGGGCATATTCGGTCGAAAAGTTCGGAAAGTGCGCGCCCTCCTCGACGCCCCCGCCTGTTTTTTCACCTATAGAGGACGCTCGAATATACACGGTTTATGCATTCTGACCTGCGCTTATGCATAAAACGGGTCGCTTAGTGATGCCGTAAAACCGCAGGTCGCAAATGCAACGAAAGGCCGTTTTAGCGCATGGCGCTTGCAGGAAATGCGCGGGCCAAGGTTGGGGATCTATCCGAGCCACCCTGGTACCGCTGGCACGTAAAGGACCCCGCAGAACGCTGCATCAGGTTCATCGAGACTTATTGCAGATCGCCGAAAGGCTACGGCCACAGCAAGCCGATCAAGCTGGCGGAATTCCAGAAAGAATGGATTCGTTCAGCGCTCGCACCAGGTATCCGTGAGGCGGTCCTATCGGCCCCTCGCGGCGTCGGCAAGTCCACCTTGTTGGCCGCGATGGCGGTGTGGGGAACGTTCGATAAGAACCCTACGGGTCAGCCGATTGTGAGGGTTTGCGCCTCCACGGTGCAGCAGGCGATTGACGCGGTCTACGGCGTGGCCTGCTTGATGATCGAGGCTGAGCCGGAGCTGTCGAGGCGCTGCCTGGTGCTCACGGGGGCGTCTAACGCGCGGATATCGGTCGCCTACAACCACGGGGAATGCCGCCCCATCGCGAATGACCACAAGACGCTTCAGGGGCAGGACTTCACGCTGTTCATCCTTGATGAGTTGTCGGAGCAGCCGTACGGCGTCTGGAGTGATGCCACGGGCGCGGGCGGTAAGCGCGCCCAGTCCCTCATGGCTGGCATCTCCACCCCGACCACGAAGATGCCCACAACCTCACCATCCGGGGACGAGAACTCTGCCCTCTGGCAGCTGCGGGAGATTTGGCGTTCCGGCCGGGCACCGTCGTCATTCACCTATGCGGAGTTCGCGGCACCAGACGACTGTGACATCCACGACGAGGCCATGTGGCGCATTGCCCATCCCGGCATCGAAGAGGGCTACTTCGACATCGATGCCTACCGCAACGATGTCGTCACCAAGACCGAGAGCTGGTTTCGGACTTATCGCTTGGGCCAATGGGTGCAGGGCTCCGAGTGCTGGCTCGGTCCCGATGGCCGCAAGGTGTGGCGAGCGCTCAAGAGTGACTACCAACTCAAGCCCGGTGCCGACACCTGGGTCGGTGTAGACGTTGGGCTCCGGCACGATTCGACCGCTGTCGTCGTGGGCCAGCGCCGACCGGATGGCGTGCTCCACACCGCCGCGAAGATCTGGCATCCCAACAAGGACCAGGCAATCGATGTGTCCGCGGTAATGGCCCACCTTCGCGAGCTGGACCGCACGTACAACCTCATCGAGGTTGCGTACGACCCCAAGCTTTTCGAGCTTCACGGCATCACCCTGGCTGACGAGGGCCTGCCGATGGTGGAATTCCCGCAGTCGCCGATGCGAATGATTCCCGCGTGTGGGTCGCTCTACGAAGCGATCATGCGCGGGGAGGTATCCCAGGATGGCTCACCGGATTTCGAGCAGCAGATTCTCAACGCAATGCCCATCTATGGCGAGGGCGGTTTCCGGCTTACCAAGACGAAGAGCCGCGGAAAGATCGACGCCGCTATCGCGCTGGCTCTCTGCCATGACCGCGCCAGCCATCCCACCAAGCCCCTACCCAAGCTTGTCTGCCTTTAGGAGATTTCTTTGAGCTTTTGGGCGCGGTTATTCCGCACTCCTGATCCACCTTTCAACCCCGAGCAGTACGCGCTTGAAGAGCGCTCGATCAGCATCGCCGACCCGGCCGTCCTGCCGTTGTTCGGTGTGACCCCTTCGGTGGCTGGCGTACACGTCTCGGAGCACTCGGCGATGGGCTTGTCGGCCGTCTGGCGGGCCACCAGCCTTATCAGCGGCTCGATTGCCAGCCTGCCCCTGCGGACGGTCATCACCGACGCCAACGGCCTTACGCAGCGCACAGCCTCGTGGCTGGACGATCCCGGCGGCCCCGATGGCATGACGGCTTTTGAATGGCAGGAATACCTCATGGTCTCCCTGCTACTGCACGGGAACTTCTACGGCCTGAAGGTCAGGGGCGGGGCGGGCCAGCTCTTGTGGGTCCAACCGCTGCCACCTCAGTGCGTCGGTGTGGAGGTTCAGGACGGCCGCAAGGTCTTCACGGTCTACCTCGACAACGGGCAGACCCGCAAGCTGACCGATAACGAGATTCTGCACATTCCGGGCATCACGCTAGACGGTTACGTCGGCTTGTCGCCCATCACGATTGCGCGTAACTCTCTCGGTGCGGCCATTGCTACCGAGCGTTCGGCGGCGAAGCTCTTCGCCAATGGCCTGCTGGCCACGGCCATCGTGACACCCGAAGACGTCATGAAGGAGGAGGAAGCCGAGGAGATTCGGCGGTTCCTCGATCAGGTGGCCGCTGGCGAGCGCAACGCCGCGGGCATGCCCGTCATCAATCGGCGGTTCAAAATCACGCCCTGGTCTATCAACCCGGCCGATGCGCAGTTCCTCGAGTCCCGTGCGTTCGCCGTGGATGAGATATCCCGATGGTTCGGTATCCCGCCACATCTGTTGGGGCAGACGGAAAAGCAAACCAGCTTCGGCGCTGGCTTGTCCGAGCAGAACCGCGGCTATGCCAAGTACACGCTTGAGCCGTGGACGCGCCGTATCGAGGCGCGGTTGACCCGCCTGCTGGCACCCAACCACAAGGCCGAGTTCGATTTCCGCTCCCTGGTGTCACCGGACCCCGAGACGGAAATCAGGCTCTTGCTCGATCAGACGGCAGGCGGCTTGCTGTCGCTCGACGAGGCGCGGGCCATCCTCAACCGCCCCCCGCTGCCCAAAGTTGAAGGGACGCCAGGTGAATAGCAACATCGAACGTCGGTTCGTGAGTCTTGAGACCCAGGTCACCGGCAAGACTTTGGCCGGCTACGCAGCCGTATACCGCCAAATCACTGACATCGGGTACTACCTAGAGCAGTTGGCGCCCACAGCTTTCCGCTCCGTGCTGGCGTCTGATCCTGATGTGCGGGGACTGCTCAACCATGACCCCAACCATCTGCTGGCCCGCACCCGAAACGGTTCACTCAAGCTGTCCAGTGACAGCCACGGCTTGCAGTTCGAGTTGGATATCCCCGACACCACCCTTGGCAACGATGTTCGCACAATGGTGGACACCGGGCTTATCACCGGCTGCTCATTCGGATTCATTGCCGATGAGCAGGACTGGACCACCCACGAGGGTAGAGACCTGCGCACCCACACGTCAGTGGCAAAGCTGCTCGACGTGTCCGTAGTGACCTACCCGGCTTATGAGGGCACAAACGTGTCTCTCCGTTCAAAGCCTGCTACTTCACGTGATAGCAGGACTTCACTCATCGTGGCTCGCCACGCAACCCTACTGAAGGGAAAGTAATTGACCATCGAAGAAATCCTGGCCAAGCTGCAGGAAATCGCCGACGCTGGCGAGACCCGTTCTCTCACCGATGACGAGGTGACCAAGTACGAAGAGCTGGAAGGCCAGCTAAAGGCCGCTCAGAAGACGCAGGAACTCCGCGCGCGGCAGGCCGCCTACGTCGCCCCCAACGCGAGCCTTCAGGCTGCCGTGAACGTCGCCGCCCCGAAGGCTGACGATCAGCTTGACCGCGCCTTTGACCACTACCTGCGCAGCGGCCAGGAGAACGCCGAATTCCACGAGTTCCGCGCCCAGGGTGTCGGCACCCCGTCTGCGGGTGGTTTCACTGTCCCGCAGACCTTCTGGAACAAGCTGATCGAGGTTCGTAAGACCTTCGGCGGCATTCAGTCGGTATCCGAGACCATCACCACCGATTCGGGCGAAGAGATCCGCTACCCGGTGCTCGATGACACCGCCAACACTGGCGTCCTGGTGGACGAGCTGACCGCTCCCGCGTCGAACGGTGCCGACCTGGCGTTCAGTGAGGTCAAGCTGCATGCCTATCGCTACGTCGCCCCTGGCGCAAGCCACAACCCGCTGAGGGTGTCGCGCGAGTTGCTGCAGGATAGCGCTTTTGATGTGCAGTCGGTCATCGCCCGCAAGCTTGGTGAACGTATCGAACGGGCCATTGCCGCGGACCTGGCCAAGGGTAGCGGCACGGGTGAGCCGAAGGGCATCACCGCTGGCACGGTGAAGACCAACGCCACGCTGACATATGACAGCCTTATCGACACGGTGCACGCCGTGGACCAGGCTTACCGTGAAGGCGCGGTGTGGATTCTGTCGGACGCCACCCTGGCCATCATTGAGAAGCTCAAGGATCAAGCCGAGCGGCCGCTGATCAACATGGCGTTTGACGGCATCAATACCGCGCGTACCAGCCGGACGCTGTTGGGCTACCCCGTGATCGTGGACAACGCGGTCGACACCTACGCCGCAACCGGTGCGGTTAAGTGGGGCGTGTTTGGCAACATCTCCGAGGGCTACATCGTCCGTCGCGTCAACGGTGCGGAACTCATCGTGAACCCGTACTCGGCTGCCAACGATGGCGCGGTGGAGTTCACCCTGCATGTTCGCGCGGATGCGACTGTGCAGAACACTGCCGCCTTCCGCGTCCTCCAGTCTCCGGCGTCCTAATGTGGTGCCCGAGCTATGCCTCGGGTGAAGAGCTTGCCGCGTGGTTGGGTGTCACCGAAGACACCCACCACGGGGCGGCCACCGAGGCCGCAAGTCGCGCAATAGACGCCTACTGCGGTAGGCAGTTCGGTCAAACAGAAACCGAGGCGCGGTACTTCACGCCCGTTCGGGAACGCGATTACCGATGGACGGTAGCCATTGATGACTTGATGGATGAACCGACCATCGAGCAAACCGCGGAAGACGGCTCAACACTTGACACGGTTACGGGCGTCCTGTGGCCCCTGAATGGTGCTGCCAAGGGTGAGCCGTGGCGTCGTATCAACTTCGGTCGCGGCGTCAACCTGAACGGCCATCCCCTGAAAATCACAGCCCAATGGGGATGGTCGGCGGTTCCCAACCCGATCAAGTCAGCTTGCCTCTTGCAGGCCGCGCGCTGGAATGATCGGCGGGACAACCTGACTGGCTCGCTCACCGGTATGAAGATCGATGACATTGACTATCAATGGTCGAACGCCGCGGGCCGAGAGCTGGACGCGGATGTCATCGCGATGATCAAGCCGTATCGCCGGTTGTCGTGGGTTGCCGCTTAAGCGTTCTCGTCGCCTCGGTGGATTGCAGGCGGGCAGAGGTTGTGCAATCTCTGTTCGCGCAATCCACCGGGGACACCGAGGTCTTGGTTCTCACCGACAACCGGCAGCGGACCATCGGGCAGAAACGCAATGACCTACTCGCCCTGACGCAGGGCGACTACGTCTGTTTCGTTGACGACGACGACGCCGTCGCAGAGGACTACATAGCCTGCCTGCTGGCTGGAATCGCCACCGGGGCAGATGTCATCACCTTTGACGTTGAGGTCACTCTCAACGGCGGTGAGCCGTTCTCCATGGTGTTCAGTAAGGACTTCCCCGAGCGCCGGAATCTTCACGACGTATGGGAGCGCTGGCCTAACCATCTCTGTGCCGTGAGGACCGACCTGGCCCGCGCGGTGGGCTTTCCAGCGTGGCGGGTGGGGGAGGATTCGGATTACGCCGAGCGGTTGCGCCCGCTGCTGAAGTCGGAGTATCGGATAGACCGGGTGTTGTACTACTACCGCTATTCCGACGCCGGTACGTTGACTCAGACTTGAGGATGCTCGAGTGCGGCTATCCGCGCCTTGAGTTCTGCAATCTCCGTCTCTAGCTTCGCGATTCGAGAGTCGCTGCTAACGGGCGCGTCTAGGTCCACGATGCGTGAGTGGTTCGGCGCATCGGCGTGACCAGTCAGGGGGGCAATCAAATCGTCCACGCGCTGCCGACGCCGTTGGCCAGCCCTCATGAACGCCTCTACCTGCGCGCGATGGTTGGCGGCTTCAGTCTCTCTACGGCGGGTCTCGCGCTCGCTGTTATAGAGCTCATCGTAGTCAAACACTGGGAAATCCCCTTGCATGGAAGGTTCAACCGACTTTTGCCAGTCGCTCTGTCCATGCCTTGGGTGTTCCGCGCCTACAGAGGGCGGCGCGGGCCATCGACCCCCATGCTAGCACGCCCGACTCAGGTGAATCCGCGGGGGCCAGCCGTAGTCCCGAATACCCAGAGGATTCCCGCCCCACACAACCCCCAGGTTTCGGCCTGGGGGTTTTTCTTTTTGAGGGAGTTACATGTTTGGTCGGCAGACGGTCACGTTCGTCTCGATCACCGAAGATCCCGACATACGGGATGACTACAACAACCCGCTCATCGTGCGCACTGAGACACCCGTCCCCGGTTGCCGCTTCCGGCCCCTCACGGCCAAGGAGAAAGTCGAAATCGGCTACTCGGTGGTATCGGACCCCTGGCGGGTGACCGCGCCACCTGTGCCCGCTGTGGTCGCCGCGGCCTCTATCGATGAGGTCAAGGTTGACGGCGTGACGTATCAGATCACAGGCGGTGTGCGGACGTTCCCCGACAAAGAGGGACGGCCGTACAAGGTCACGGTGATTGTTGAGCGAGTGACGATTTAATGGCTTCCGATGCTCAAGCAGATCGGGATCAGTCAGCCCTGGGCCAGTCAGCTCATGCAGATTTCGCAGAATTCAGCCATTTCAAATCATTGTAGCTCCAATGATTTACCCATCGGCCATTACAGCCCTCTACGAACTGTCCCGCCTGCCCGCTGAGGATATCGAGGCCCGACGCATAAAAAAGCCCCCGGCAATCCCGGGGGCTTTTTCGTCGTTTACCGACTCTCGCAGTAGGTGATGCCACGTGCTGGCGCGTACGCCTGCTGCACGGGTAGGCCCGTTGATGGATCGCTGACCATCGGGGCGGGCGGGTGCTCCCACGGCGCGAACGCCAGCACGAATGACGCAATCAGTGCTGCAATGGCGGTTCTCATCGGCCCCGCCCCTTGTGCCGGAACGTCCCGAAGGCTGCCCACAGGATCGTCCAAAACGCTCCCCAGGCGAAGAACAGGACGGCGAAGGCGAGCTTGCCCGACAGCTGGTCCGACGGTGCCTCGAAGGCCGCCAAAACCGAGCCCAGGGTGCCGAGCAGGGTTACCAGGCCCGACGCGATGGCCAGGATCATAAAACCGAGGTTGTACGACGTTCCTCGGGCCTGATGCTCTGGCGGTTGTTGCGGGTAGTACCACCCGGGGCTGTACTGGACCGCTGGCGGGTAGTGCTGCTGAGTCATCGGCAGCTGAACCACTGACGGCTCTTCGCCCGTGTAGTTCCAATTGAACCCCTCGGGCACCCACTTGAACTCTTGCTGCTCGCTCATTCCGCCACCGCCTCGAAAAGGATGTTCAACCACGAGGGGCCAAGGGCGGTGACCGCCCCGGCGATCAAGCGGGCGGTGACCTCTGTCTGCCCGTGAATGACCCGGTACAGAGTGGACGGGTCCACGCCGAGGCGCTTGGCGATCTTGCGGTCAGAACCGACCAGCTCTTTGAGCGCCGCGTAACCCTCGGGGCGCAGTGCGAAGTAGGCCATCATGACCGCCCCGAGTCGCGACGCTGGGCCCAAGCGATCAACTCATCGACGTTGGTCACCCCGGCCGCTCGCAGCAGTTCGACATCGGGAACCGCGTGGCGGGCCAACAGCTCAATGATGAGTTCGTAGGTGCTGATGAAGTCGGTCAGCGGCGCGACCTCGTCAAGGTGGACGATGTCGGTGCAGCTCTCGCCGAACTCGTCGTACTCAACCTCGGCGCGCCCGCCTTCGAGCATCCGCGTGACGCGGTATTGAGTGGCGTTACGGAAGCCGTAGCGGCTCGCGAACGAGACATCTACGACGATGGTTCCGAGCCTGATTGCTTGTGCGTTCATGTTGCTGGTCTCCCTGAGTTGTGCGGCGAATACTCGCCCGATAACTTCACGCACAACACTCAGATATGACCTCTATAACCCCTGCTCAGCACACCGTTTAACGGTGTGGCACCCCGAAGATGCCCGGCGAACCGCCACGGGTACAGCCCAGCAAGAAGGTCGCCGAGCACTGGGACGAGCAGGGCAACCGCAAGCAGTGAAGGCCGAAGGCAGTCTCACCCCTCGGGGGCGCCGATGGC